TCCAGCCCTGAACTGATCTCAAGCGTTTGCTGAGAGCACAAGCTGAGCGGCGCCACCTCAATCGAACTGACTACAGCGCTCCGCACTTGTGCCAGGAAGCGAATCCGCAACTGCCCCTCTGAACACATAGCCAACACAGAGCGTGCAACTGGCCGCAGATAGCCGGCTTCCGCCACGAGGTCCAGCCGATCGAGCACAGTTTGATTGTTGACGCTCACCGAAAACACCCGCTGCCCAATGGCTTGCACGGTTGGCTCGATGAACTGAAACGTCACTACGTACACACGCTTTGAGCATGGAATGCGGTACGTGAAATCCGCTCCGAATCGCAGCGTTGCATCGGTCGTACCAGGCGGCAGTAGCGCTTGCGGGATCAGCCAAACGGCCCCTCCGGTGAATCCGGAGTCCGTGGCGCTGCCGGCGTCGATCACCTGAGCAGAGAGTAGGCTACAAAGAAAAAGCCCGCCAGCGGGGAGCCAGCGGGCGAGAGTGCTCATCGGGGAAGATTATTTTCGGATCGGCTGAACTGGCGGAATCGCCGGCGGCGCCGTGGTATTGATGTCGAATTCCCTGACTCCCTTGGCCAGGCCGGCGAGTCCAGCCCCCAGAGCGTCAAGCTGCGCTGCAGTAACCGGAGATCCGGCTGCGATCTGGTCCTTCAGTGTCTTGACATAAGCAGTAATGTTGGTTTCGGCTGTGCCTACCGCCGCCTGTAAATCGTCAAACTGCGCATTTACTTCATCAATCGTCATAGTTCTCCTTAGCTTGTCGTGGTTTGATTGAACTGCTCGATCTGATCCTTTGACTCTCTGATGCGAGCCCCGAGCGCGTCCAACTCTTCTGGAGTGGCGCCCGATCCGGGAATCATCCCCAAGTAAGCGGCGAGCGTCTCTTGATTCAATAGCACATGGTCCAGCTTTTGATCGATGAGGGCGATCTTGCGGAGATCCTCTGAGTTGTGAAGCATCTCCCCCAACAATTCGCTGATTTGCCGCAATAGAGTCTTCATATCGAACCAACTATATCACGTTCCGGTTACGCGGCCTTCTTTTTCTTGCGCTGCAGTCCGCGCTTCACCAGTTCCTGCACGTATCCGGACATCGATAGCCCCGCCGCGTCCGCCCCGGCCCGGATCTTCGGCATCAGATCGGTATCGAACAGCACCGTCATGCGATCCGTGGTAGGCCTGTCCGTTGGCCGCTTGCGGAGTCCCAGATGCCTGAGGCGGCTTTGCGTCGAGGAGAGTGTACGGCCGAGCGTCTGAGCGAGCGCCGCTGTATCCATCTCCAGGTAATTGGCCTTGAGTATTTCGTCTTCGCGCTCAGTGAACGGCGCGCCGGGCTTTGGCATATTGCGCAAGTATACCACAATTACGCAATGGCGCAATACCGCAAGCGTAGTTCCAATGTATAATGAATGAGCCGAGCAGCGGTTGGACGCTGCATCGGCCCTACCTAACGCGATCTAAGGAGGATCACGAATGGTCTATCAAAATAGTACCCTATTACACAAGTTCATGAGATTCGTGCTGCCTGAGCCTAATTCAGGGTGCTGGCTCTGGACAGGAAATCTCACCTCCCAAGGTTATGGGCGTTTCGTAGTTCCACGTAAAACCGCCCGTAAGCATACTGACCGAGCTTACAGAGTTGCTTGGGAATTGCTAATTGGCCCAGTTCCTGAAGGTAAGGAACTTGACCACCTGTGCCGAGTGCGATGTTGCGTAAATCCACAACACTTGGAACCAGTCAGCCATCGAGAGAACTTGCTTCGCGGATCGGGTGCAACCGTCACCAAATTGCGCTGGGCAACCAGACGAGAAGCCATGACCCACTGTGTAAACGGCCACGAATACACTCTCGCGAACACCAGGATTGATGCCGATGGAGGATATTCTTGTCGTACGTGCGACAGGCTAGCTATGCGGAAACACAGACTCCGCTCTTTAATTTCCACAGCAAAGACATGAGTTCCGCCCGTTCTGCTTTCGTTAATCTATCCACCGTGCGGAGATTATCGTTATGCGTGATCTCCCGAGCCATCTGCAAGACTTCACCCGGAGAAACCGCTAGCTCTTCCACCAGCGCTTTGAATTCGTCAGGAAACATAGTATCCCTCCATTGCGCAACTTCCTGTTCGCATGATAACATGATTTCCAAATGCCCGAGCGTTACAAATTCAAAGATACCGTCTACCCGAGTGGCAAGAAGAAGGGGCGTCCGCGCGGAGTGGGTCGCGATCCGTTTGAATTCACCGGGACATGGCCTCTCTCCCAAACGATGCGGCTCCAGCCCGAAGACGTTCTGTCTCGAAGTAACGAGCCGCCCTCAGTCATACGATTTGGCAGCAAGAAATCTGCGGCCCAATGATGTTTCACCCATCCCTACACAAAATTCTTCTCATCATCCAAATCCTTGCCGCTTTCGCCTACTTCGCGCTCGCGATAAGATTGCTCCGTTCCGGCCGATTTCTCTCGCTACCGTTCTTTTTCGGGTACTCCTGCCTGATGATTCTCGATTTACTGTGGCATCCCGTCACCATCCGCGAGGTGATCTGGATTGAGCCTTGGTTGCTCTGCTTACGCTTTTGCCTCGTGATCGAGGCTGCTTGCCTGATCGCAGACAAAACAGATCGCAACTGGCGCCGGTGGCTATTGCTGTTCCTGCTGTTCTTTGGAATCGTGGGCAGCACGCGCGTGGCCGGCTTCTACCCACTGACTGATTTAGCCGACTGGTATCGAACCGTCCGGCAAACAGCCCATGTAGGATTGGCTGTCATTTGCCTGTCTCTCTGGATATTTCAAGCCATGGATCAGGACATCAAATGGGATAGGATCTGGTTGCCACACTGCCGCATCGTCAGCGCCTACATGATCGCCAGAGCAGCTTTCAGTTTTGCAGTGAAACCCGGAGCCGATGTCGAGTACCACCACACCGTGCGAATCTTCGCGCTAGTGTGCTACTCGACCCTGATCGCCATTTGGCTCTGGTACGATCGCCGAGACTTACGTGCCGCGCGAGCGGCGGCCTTCCGCAGCCTCTAACCCCTGCACCCTCTGACGTAGATCCGTGTAGTCGGCTTCGAGTTCGGTGAGGCGTTCGCCATGCAGCCTCAGATTGATTGTGGCTCGCCTCAGTTCCTCGCTCTGGCCGTTCTTTAGCTTGCCCATCTTGTGATAAGACAGGCCGCTCAACAGGCTGGCCAGACCGGCTATTAAGTCGCTCCAACCCACCCCCGCAGGTAAGGTCACATTATTCCTTGGAATCCTTCTTTTTGTCCTTCTTGGGTGCGGGTGCAGGTTGCGGCGTCGATTTACCTTGATCGGGGTCCGTTTCTGGTACAGGTTCGTCTGGCATCGTGGCGTTCCTCCTAATTTCGGAATGATATCACACCTTTAACCGGAATGCTCTTCCAATCCTTGAACATCCGCTTTTCCTTGAATCACCCCTTTAGCATGCTCAGCTTCCCCGGTCACCTTTACTAGCGCGTCCTTGATCGAGTTCGTATTCTTTTCCAACGTGACGATCGCCGTCTTTGCCGCGGTCACCTCTTTCTGGACTTTGACCGTATAAATCGCGACGATAAAGGTCAATACCACCCCAAAGAAAGTCAGCAGCATTTGGACGAGTTGCAGGATTCCCGGTTCAGACATTCTTTTGACCCGATTCAATCGGCAATACTTGGGTCGTCTTCTCCACTGTTTTATCGATAGTGACGACCGCGCCTTTGGAATCCGTCGTGGTCTGAGAAGTCTGCGTTTTCTCAACCACGATCTTGTCCGGGAGCGGGGATTTAGACAGGTAGGCAAAGGTCTGCATCAATGCTGAGAACGCGAACACCCAGCCGATCAGCTTAAAGCTCTTGGCCGAGCCAAAGGCGAAGTCGTGCGGGTCCACGATCAGTGCTCCGAACGCAGCATAGACCGACGTCGCGCCACCAGCGATCGCGCCCTTGATGAGTCCATAGCTCCACCCATTCCAATCGAGGCCGGTCCAGAATCCCGATAGTCTCATTTATTACGAGCCGAAGAGCGCCCTTCCCCCTTTGATCATCTCTGCCGCAACCCAGCAGGCGAGCCCGAAACAGATTAGGCGAGAGCGCCACGGCCAAGGTTCCACATTCGGAACACCGGCCAGAACGAACAGAACAAAACCAAATACCATCAGAATTCCTGGAATCATCGTCTTTCTCCTTCGCTAAAGTGTATCAATAAAACGAGTTTCGATATCCACTGCCGCCAGATCCCCCGGCTGGCACAACCGTTACCTGATAGGTTTTGTCCGCGTTTCCGAAAACGTTCGTCGCGCGAATCACCACCGTATAAACCCCTACTCCCAACTGCGCGGCGTTAATATAAATCGACCTGCCCGCGATGCTCAATCCATCCGGATACGCTCCAAATTCATTAAGGGACCAGCCGTTAGGGTCCATTTGGACCGCTACGATCACTCCAACCGCGCCCAGCGAATTCTCGTAGAGAGCGTATTCTTGAGCATCAACGATATCACCCAATCCATAACTAGCATCGAATTCTCCAATCGAAATGTAGCAGTTATGAACGTCGAATCCATCCGCATTGAGCGCCTTAATTCCGAAGTTGTACGACCCCGCAACCGTTCCCGAACCATTGAATGTCAGCACGTTTCCCGTTGTTGAAACGAGGGACATCCCCGGAGGCAACGAGCCGTACTGAACGGACCAAGTAATAGGCGTCGAGCCCGTACATACTACCGCGTCAACCGGAGTCGGAGATCCGATATACATGCCGCCGAGATTGTCTCCGGGGTTTGTGATGAGTGGGGCAGCCATAAAGGTTTAAGGTGGCGGTAGCGCCGCGTTCGGTTTCAAGTTCAAATGCACGAGGCCATTGCTCCCCGGCCACGTTGAGCCCACCTGAACCACATTGACAAATATCACGGCTCCATCTACATACGGGTAATTCGTCGTGACGAATTTGAACCCGCTTCGAGGCGAGGTCGTGCCATCGGGAATGACGATCTTGTTTGCGTCTCCACTCGGGAAAATGGAAGTTGCATCCGCCAATAATCCCGTAGAACTATAGAGCAAATCAATGATGAGATCGTCTCCAGTAGGTGGATTCTGGGAGAACTGCCCATCCCATCCGCCGAAAAATCCAGATCCGCGCAAACGATACGTGTCCGCTTGGACGCCTAAAGCTAGACCTGGATTCGTAAGCCCTGGAATGTCGAGGCCCAATCCAAACGTCCCCACTGTCGGCGGGACGTTCACCCACAACCGGCCGGCTCTTATAAAATCACGCTCGAACGATTCGGAGACATCGCCCAAACCGGCCCGCAGCGTGATTGAGAATCGCCACACCTGCAGTTTCTCGAGCGTGGCTTGCATCTCCTCGACCACGTAATTACCCACCGCTGGCGGGAAGGTGCGGTTGACATCAACTACCATCCCCGGCAGTAACCATGCAGGTTGAGATTTCGAGTTGTAGGTGAATTTTACGGATTGCGGGAAGTCTCCATCGGTTCCGTAGGCGTCGAGCAGAGCTTGAGCCAGAGCCAGAGCATCGTCTTTATTCACGATGTCTTTGGCCTGAAACACACTCTCGTACAGCCCGACCGCCGCAATCGAAGCGGTATCCTCGACACAGAATGCCCCTGGAAATGGGGACTGCGACCCGAGCGTCACGATATCCCCTGGAGACATCGCCGGAACCCCAGGCGGATCGAACCGCGAGATGGAAGGGATTCCCGCTACTCCCGTTCCGAGCCCGCTATACCAGTACCATGCGGAAACCCCATCCCACGCTCCCGGATCTTGTACGCCTTCCTCAGTCCCGTTGAGATAGACGACCGGCTTCGATGGCATCGTATGCGGCGGGTAAAACACAGTCTCTTCCGGAAGAACCACAAAAGTATCGGTGATGACCGGATCGGACAGCACGGCGCTGGTGAGCACGCACTGATGGTTTCTGAACTTCGCGTTGTTTGTTGTGACCGAAACTTGATCCTGGTTCACGTCTCCATCGCGCAAAGTGAACGGCGCCGCGGTTCCGGTTCCCTGCTCTTTCCACTCCAGCACTTTATTATCGTCAATCCAGTAATCCCATCCCGCGTTTCCATCGCGAATCTGGTTGAAAACTTCCCCTCCGCTCAGATAGTGGAAATACTTCTGCTCGTTAGAACCCCCGGTAGGCCCTTGCGGGATGGTCATCGACACGCCGAATTGAGCTAGCTTCTTCGACCAGACGTCTTTGACGATGCTCTGCCATTCGCTTTGATCTGGCGCATAGAGTTCCGCAATTACGACGCGATTCAGGTAACTCTGGAAACCTGTGCAGGTCACAAGCAGGCGTGTCTTGTTCGTCGGTCCCTTGATTCTCGATTCCGCGACGGTTTGCACGACACCGCCAAAGCGTTTGATCGAGTTCCAGAAAAGAGCCACTTCCTGCCCACATTGCGGTTTCGAGCCACTGGTATAAACAATCGAAAACGTCGCCGACCAGGCCGCGCTCATGCGCTTGATGATCGTCGCCGGGGAGTTCTCATCGAACAAATACGACACGCCCCCAATCAGCAAAGTATTTCCGCTACCAACGGTGGTAACGAAGGACATCCCCGGTGTGCCAGGGAAGAGACGTAACACCGCCGGCTCAGGACTGAGAGTGATTGACCCGGTGAAGGTCATTACCGGAGTTCCCGGAGTCAGCACAAGCGCAGCAGGAGCCGGTGACAGATTGATGTTGTCATCCGGCGAGATCGATGGCGTACCGCCTGTGATGACCAGCGCAGCGGGAGCCGGTGTCAGCGTGAAAGAGCCGGAAAAGCTGAAGGAAGGAGTGCCGGGAGTCAACACCAATGCAGCTGCGGCGGGAGTCAGATTGATGTTGGAAATGCCAGAGAAAAAGAATTGCCTGGTCTTGCCAAACATCGAGAATGGCTGCTTCGCCACCTTAGCTGATCTCCGCTACTTCGTCGGGATGGAGCACACGATTCCACACGTACACGACATCCGTTATGGAGTCGCAGGTTGCGCTCAGATCCGACCCATGGACATTGACACAAAAGATTGGAATTGTTGAATACGTGATATCCCCCGCAGTTGTATCCGAACCGAGCAGTTGGCCATTCTTGTAAAACTTGGATGATCCTGAAATTCGAGACAAGCACACGGAGAACGGCACGTCATTAGAAACCACCCCCGTAAACGTCGTGAACGTGTTCGATGGGCTGTTGTAGCTGAAGTATAGCCCGGTCGCATCCGCCGCCGGCCGGCCGATCGCGTAACTGATAAACGGCGATGAATTCGCTCCATCGTAGAACATGCCGGCCAAGGCTGGATTGTTGGAACGGTTTCCGTTGCTCCGAACCACGCCGCGCCAGAAGATTGTTACTGCGACAGGTCGCAGTGCCATCGAGCAGGCCGGCTGTGTACCAGCCGCCCCGCTCACTCCGTTGACCTGATCTCCAATGTAACCGCCCGAGCGTGAGCCTGAATTAGGCCCAACTAGCCCGAGCCCATAGGGTCCGGCTCCGAAATAAGAATCCCCGATCAGGTGCATCCTGTCGTTCAGAACTGAAGGATTGTATTGCCCGATTGCCGAATACGCAAACCTCCCGCCTCCTTCGTTAAACAACCACGCCCCGACCAGCCCGCGGCTGATCGGGTGCGATCTGTTCAACAAAGTTCCAGCGGAAGGTTTAGAGAATCCGCTCATGCAATTCCGTCAATATTGGAGTAACGAACCTCGATAGCGTGCGCTTGAGTGAACAGTGAGCCGTCGTCCACCGCACGCAGGCGGATCGCTCCATCGGGGATTACGATCGGCGTGTAGATCTCGGCTGAATCGTAGAGCGTCGAGCCTGTCTGCGCATTTACCAGATTGTCCTCGATGGTAACCGAGGTATTGGCGGAGATGGATTTGATTCGACCCCACTCAGAATTGGCGATGGTTCCGTTGAGGATGAAGATCAGATCGCCGATAGTGAGATTCGTTGTGCTGGCCACAGTGATTACGTTCGTCCCGGCATTCACCGTCCCGGATACCGCTTCCGCTTCGCAGGCCGCAAAAGCTGTCGTGATGACCGCGATCGGAAACCATGAGTTGTCGCCTGATGCGGCGAAGGATACTTCGATACGGATGTTGGCTCCCGCGCCTGCTGCCGTGGCGGCTTCTCGACCGAAGCGAATGTAGACGAGCCCGCCCATCTTTGTGGAAACGTCGACGGCGGTTCCAACTACCACGGAACTAGCCGACACGGTTTGCAGCGCGAGAAGAGTGAGGCTTCCAGTTTTTGAATATGTCGCCATAAGTTTCCTTTTATCCAGTCAAGCTGTAAACATTCGCCACGGTCAATGTGAAAGTGACTCCGGGATTAACGGTCACATCGGCGGGGGCGGTATCGCCCAGAGCATAAGCGATTAGATCGCCCGTAGTAGAATCGACCGCCACCACCGCGCGAAATGAGAAGCCTGCGCCCGATCCGGTCCACGCTACGTTTCCGGTGTCGAACGTAATCGTAGCTGTAGCCCCGCCGCCGGCAATGGTGGGAGAAGCCGCAGTAGCGCCCCCTGTCGTATAGCCGTTTCCGTTCGCAACTTCGTTAGTAAGAGCTCCATACGTGGCTCCGACTAGAGCGGCGTTAATGGCGTTTGACGTGGAGAGAACCAGCGCGTACTTAATGGTATCGGCCGCGTTGAGGTTCATCACCTTCTTATTGAGTTGTGCTTTGAAATCGTTGTAAATGACCCACGGACCTACTGCCATTTTGTTCTCCTTTTATCTCGTCTTGAATCCGCTTCCCCACAAACTGGTTGTCAATGAATTCGCCACTACCTGGGGATCGTTGGTATACACGTTCTGGGTGATCGGAGCGTACACATCGTACCCGCCCCCCCCTCGCAAAGCATTTCCGCCCATCACCGCTCCACCCATCGTGGGTGTCGAGGGAACATATCCACCAGTGAAGAAGTCTCCGAAGGTACCACTGCCAATTGTCTTGCTTTGGAGTAACGACAACTGGTCTTGCAGCAAATATCCATAAGGTACGCCTGCGTATGGTCCGCTGGGTGGAGCCCTGGAGTCTGGAGGCGTGGAGGCGTAGTTCCTTTCGCCGAGATACTTTGTCTTTTGGTTGTATTCTTCAAATGATAATTTCCCAGTGCGATACTGCTCAAGCGCCAACTGATTGCCAACGAGGCCACCCAGCGGCATCAGATCTCTCACGCCCTGCCCGTATTGCTCATAACTGATCTGGCCTTTGTAATACTGCTCAAGCAAGCCTGCGACTTGCACTTTGTAGTATTGGGCAATCGTCTCAAGAGAATTTCCTGCGGCTTTCAAATTCTCGAAAAGTTGCTCTGACGATTTCCAAGCCGCCTGCTGCGCGAGCGCTGACGAGTCTTGTTGCTGCCTAACGGCAACCAGTGTTCCGAGTTGCTGTTGGAAGGCAGACATTGCCGTTTGAATCTGTGCATCTGAGAAGGCAGGTAGCGTCGCGCCCGGTCCAAGGCCGCCTTGAAGCGCTACACCACTGCCCAAGCTATTCGTCTGCGAACCGAGTGCCGCCGCATTGATCGCCGCCTGTTGCCGAGCTGCATCCGGTCCAATCTGCCGAGCCAAATCGTACAGCGCGGTCCCAGAGTTTGCCAGATAAAAGGATCGCTGCGCCGCATCTACCTGAGTCTGCAAAGAGCGCGTGCTGTTGAACAGGTCGAAGTGCGCCCTGGTAGCCGCTTCCATCGCCTGTACCATTGGATCGGAAGCCCGCCGCTGTTCGATCGCCCCTTCCGCCGCGGGCATCATGGCAGCCTGATACGCCGCAGTAGATTGATCTACACGTCGCTGGAATTCGGCTGCGTCAATATTGCCGAGCTTGAACTGCGTAAAAGGACTGTCAAGATCCAACTTTATAACGCCATTGACGATGTTGAATCCCGATCCGGAGGTTTGCGTTGCTGAGGTCTTAAGACCCGCCCCGAGCAAGTACTCCTGGATTGTGGTTCCTTCCGCGACCCAGCCGCGCTTGATACCCTCAGTAATCGTTTCCCGAATGTTGGCGTTGACTTGTTCAACCGACAGGCCCAACTCAGATGCGAATCGGTCATAAATCGATTTCAGACTTCCCCCCGGAGTCATCCCGGCGTTTACCGGAGGAGAGAAAAATTCCCCCGCCTTCAATTGATACCCACTCGCATTTCGCGCAGTAGTTCGTGCAATAGTTTCAACCGATGTGTTTAAATCCGCAAGTCCGCGGCCCAGCTTTGCAACGTTATTCACGAAGCGAGTTACGGCCGGATCAGACATCGGATCGACCACTTCCCCTTGATATCCGGTCTGCCCGCCTGTTTCCAGATTCCGCTTCCCATTCTCGGTTCGTTGTCCCGCTACGGCTGCGGCAATGTCCATTCCCCCGGTTGCGCTGGCGATGTTCACGTTGATGAGGCCATACTGGAGAACATCCACAATCTTTTGCAGCGCAGCCCACCCATCGGTGAGGTGATCAAGCTTGGGGAGCCACGTATTGAGCGCGAACTGAATGCCCCCAGTCAATTGCTCTTTCGCCTGCCGCGTCGAGATTTCAATTTTGGCGACATCGCTTTCAATGTGCGCCAACTGAATGCCGGTAGCAATCCCGGAGGCTACAGAGACACCCAGCCCTGCGATGCCGAGCACGCCACCAAGGGAACCAAGACCGCCTGCTCCACCGCCTGCCCCACCAGATCCTCCGGCTCCGCCTGTGGCTCCTTGGCTGAAATCTATGTCGCCACCCACCGGCATTTCACCTGGAAGGTTTACCGGAGACGCGCCAGTTTTCTTCGCCAGCCCAAGCAAGCCCAGAAGCCCACCCGCTCCACTTGTCGCATTCCCCGCTCCAGCAACGGCTCCGGACACCCCGAACACTTTCGCTAGACCAGCTGCCAATCCAGTTACGCGAATGATCTCTGCGCCGAGCAGTTTGAACGCTGATCCTATCAGCGTTTCCAAGAACATCTTCTCGATGCTTTTGACTACGCCTTTCCAGACATCGCCCCAGTCTTTGGCGTCCACGATGTTATCGGCGATTGACTTTCCGACCATCTCGAACGATTTTTGGAAATCGTCCATCAGGTTTCCGTAAAGCTTGCCAAAGAACTGGAGTCTCTCAATGCGAGCATCTTCCGCAAGCTGAACCTGCTTCAGCAGGATCATGTACTCCGTTACAGATTCGTTACGAGCCGTCTTTTCACGAATTATCCACTCTAATTCCCGCTCCTGCTGAGCGGCTATCTGTCCCTGAGACGCTCCCGCACGTGCCAGTAGGTCGATATACTTACTCTGTTCCTCGATTGCCTTGGGGAGGTCCGATTGCGCAATTTTATTTATCTGGCCGCTAACCTTCGCCCATGCCAGTTGCACAGTTTCCAGATCAGCCGCGCCACGTTCAGCGAGAAAATCGAAGTTTTGAAATAGCTTGTCAAACGCTGCGAGTTGAACCGTGCCAGATTTCTCCGCATCTAAACCCAGCGTTTTATACACTCCGCGTAAGTCTTCAACGAGCTTTATTTGACCGAGAATGTCCTGCTGATCCGGCCCAAACCGTTGCTCTAAGGGAGTGGTGATCGGGGTCTGAACCGACGCTACTTTCCTAACCTGCTGCTCGTATTTGAGCCATGCTTCGGTGAGAGTTTTGGCGGTAGCTTCCGATTGCGCGCCAAATTCCTTTTCCCCTTTCAGGGCCTGCGCCAAAAGTTCTTCAGTGCTGATCTTTTTCAAGGCGTCAGGGACACTCTCTGCGCCGGCCTTCATCCGCTCGAAGAATTGACGGATTGCTACATCCGCCGCTCCGAGTTGAATCGCTTCCTGCTGGAATTTCTCGGTTAACGCCGTGACTTTCTGAGCGATTTTATAAAAGGCGTCGGAGTCCGCAAACTCTTTTGCGGTATCGCGCATTCGTACCAGTTCGGCCCGCCATTCCTGCATAGCGGCCAAAGGAGCGCCACGCATCCCCACCATTAATGAGTCGGCTTTGAGGATATCCGCCTCGACCGATCCGAGCATCGACTTTGCCGTGCGGCCGCCTTCTTCAAGCCGCGAGACATACTGCTCATAGGTTTCAGGAAATGTATTGTAGAGGTCCACTACGGAGTTGTGGAAGCTTACCTCCGCCTTCACCATCTCCGCGTAGGACTTTTTCGCCGCTTCGGTTGCGGCATTTTCAGCGACGATCTCGGCTGTTCTTTTCTTGCTCGTTCCGCTCATCGCCTCATGAGCGGCCTTCAGATCTTTCAGTTGATTGATGTAACTGGCTTGGCTGATAAGGCCCTGGTTGTACTGCTTTGTCGTGTCGGCGATATCGATGCCGAGTTGCCGCATCTCGACTTCCAGCAGAGCTACCGCATTATTCTCCGTGTTCCGGTTCTTTAGAACGTTGTCTTGAGCTTTCCAGAACGAAACGAGCGCCGCTGTGCCAGCAAGGACTGCCGTAGCAAGAGCAACCCACGGAACGGCATTCACGGCCCATGCGGCTGCGGCCACAGCCAGCAGCCCACCAGCCGCCGCTTTCGCCGGTTCCGGCAATCCCCCGAAGCCAATCGCCAAATTGCGAATCGCTGGGAGAATGTCTTCGCTCAGCATCTTCGCGAGATTCGCCACCGTGGGAGCAATCTGTTTCCCGATGTCTTCAAAAGTGTCGTTGATTTGCGTCTTTAGGTTGACGAGTGATCCGGCGATACCCTTGGAGCTTGCTGCGGCTACACCCTCAAATTTATGAAGCGCTTCCGCCAAAGCATCGAGTCGCTGCGATTGGGTCAGACCCTCAAACGCTTTGCCTATTTCCTTATCAGCCACCCCTAGCACTTCGGCCAAATCATGAGCGCTCAGACCTACCGCAACCAAGCTGCGGCTCATTACCTTGCCGCTCTCGGCCATGCGTTCGATCGAAGCTGCGACTACATCGAAGTTCTTATTGACCGCCGCCGCTGCATCGGCTTCAGCCTGCAAAATTCCAGGAATTTGCGCCGCGTCCACTCCGAAGGCGATCATGCGTTGATCGGCCTGCTCAATTGAGTGACCTGCGACTCCGACGGTCAGAGCGAAGGCTTTGAGCGCGTCAATGTCCCGCTCTACTTGCTCCGCTGTTTTCCCGGTGAGGGCTTGCAAAGAAAGCGAGAGCTTTTGGACTTCTCCATAAGCCTCGATGGCTTCTTCGCCAAAATGTTTTAGTGTCGCCGTGACAGCCAGTGCGGCTCCAATCTTTAGAAATCCCTCCGCCATTGAAGAGAGACCGCCGGCAACTTCTTGCACTGGAGGCTTTACTTCTTCAACTGATGCGGCGGCCCGCTTCATCGCCGCTGCCACATTATCCTGAGCACGGGCTAAGGTGTCTGCGTTGGTGGCACCCAATTCGTAGGCTAATTGGATATCAACCAGAGCGCCTTTAGCACGAACTAGTTCCAGATCAAGGGCTTTCTGTTTATCAACGATAGCTTGCGCCGCTTCGCTGAATTGGTATGCTGCCTTGCTGGCGGCGTCAAAGCCCTGCTGCTGATAGCCGGTCGTTGCGGTGGCCTTCCCGATCGCCTCCGATAGCGTCAAGCCGGCCTTGATGGCCATGTCCACAGCGCGTTGGAAATCTTTTTCCAACTGGCTGGTATCGCCGCTAATAATAATTGGAATTTCGCCTATCGGATCACCCGGCATCGTGATATTCTCCTAGAGCCCAATCGGGCAGAATCGCTTCGTCCACAGGCTCGCCCGGTTTCATCAGTGACAATTGCGCGTTCACCAATTGCGCCTGAACCGCTCCCAGCTTTTTCTCCATCGATCGCGCCTCGCGATTCCCGCGACCTAGGAAATCATCCGCTGTGAATGGTTCTCCGATCGCTCGCCCCGATGAATCCCGCTCGAGGAAGTTTACATTCGCGAACATGGCCTGAGTGACGGCCCAGCGCGTGACCATCGCCTCGTGAACTTGCTCGAGCGCAGCAAATTCACGAGGCGTCAGCGATAGATGTTGGTCATCGGACAGCCCGAGTCCGTGCGGAGAAGTGGCGAAGGCCCAGGACTTGAGCCAGCCCTCGTCAGAATCTACTGCAATTGCGGAGCGGCCGGTTGATCCGCCGGCGCGGCCGCGGGACTCGGCGGCGGGAAAACTTTTTTTAGCGCTTCGTTCACCACTTCACCCACCAAACTCATCTTGTCTTCCGAGAAGATCAGGTCCGCAAGTTGGTCCGGTGCCCCGTCATACTGATCCCAGAGCGCCGCGTGAAGTAGATCGATGTACGTCGCTAAACTTTTGAATCCGCCCAGATCACTGAGACTGGCCCCGGCTTTGTTCAGCCGGTAGAGAATGCCGCCGCGTGTGAACTTGACGACATAGGTCACACCACCAAGTTCCAGCGTGGGGAACTGCAAACCGCTTCCATTAGTCTGGCTCATATTCTTAAACCAGTGAAGGTGCGTTGTCGTTTGACCATTCCATGGACGCTTCAAACACTCCGCCGACTTTTCCCGTAATGGCGAAGCTTGTGGTGTAGGCTGCGAAGGCGTCCGTGCTGGAGTTGCCATCGGGATAGACAAGCTGGAAGTCTCGCTTCAGCCGATTGATCAGCAGATACCGTAGCCCGGCGCCCACGAGGCCGCCATTGACGGCGTTGCGGTGCGTAACCTCTTCCATGACCCAGAAGATCTTCGCGGAGATCTTGCCCATATCAAGCAGCGTGGGGAAGCGCCGACGCCACGTGTCCGAGACGTTAGTGACATCCACAACTTCGGACATTACTGGAAGCGCCACGTCGGTCACGTTGGCGATAGTTTGCATGGTTTCAGGTGAGCTGTTGTTTCCCACCTGCAAAAGCAATCCCGAGACGGCGATTGCGGAAGCGATCGGTGAAGTAGCGGCCATTTTCGTTTTCTCCTCTAAACTAGCGGTTTCCCTTTACAAGCTGGCATTGCTGAACGTCATCACATCAATGAGTCGCAGCATATTCCCCGGTTTAGGCAACGCAACAAATCCGTCACGAGCCCCAACGATGTGATTGGAGTACTGGGTCAGCCCCGGCACTCCCACTAAATCGAGTCCATCCCAAAATTCCTGTAATGCGGCTTCGAGGTTCGCTAAGGCGGTCTGCCCCGCTGCCGTGTTCACTCCCCAGAGCGTGTACTGCACTCGCGTGGGACCGCCCACTCCGTTCAGGCGCCGGTTCATCGTGTAGACTTCGGCATCGCTGATGATCTGAACCACCACGGCCGGAAACGCGGATCCCTGCACAAGCTGAGTATCGAACCAGCGAAACGGATTCGTTCCGAGGATCGCCGTGAGTGCGGGTGTGGCAATCGCCGCGGCGCGGATCTTGTCTTTGAGGGGAGTTGCCATCAGTTGGGCCTCGCCTTCTCAACCAGCACACCGGGCCCATAGAATCCGCTCTCATCCTCTTCGTATCGCTTCCCGCAATACACCACGGATCGCGGCCCTTGGCCTTTATGCCGAAGCGGAAGCGTCACGGTGTCCACTACCTGATCATTTGCATCGACCAATCGGCACTCCTCATTTGAGCGCATTACGCTTGCTCCTGTTGCGCAACGGTGGTATAATTGCGATTATGTTTACAAAGAAGTTCGCCACGTTGCTTGATCGAATGCTGAGCAAGGTTTTGCCTGAGCCTAATTCCGGGTGCTGGCTCTGGATGGAAGGAATTGGCAATGGAGGTTATGGAGCCACCAGTGTCGATGGAGAACGCAAGGGCGCCCATCGCGTAATCTACGAACTTTTGGTTGGCCCGATCCCCGAAGGAATGGACCTCGATCACACTTGCCGAGTCCGCCTCTGTGTCAATCCAAAGCACCTGGAGCCTGTAACCCGTCGCGAGAACTTGAGGCGAGGCATCAATGGGCAGAAAACATCTTGCCTCAATGGACATGAGTTCAATGCAGAAAATACCTACTACCGCAAGCCAAGCGGAAAGAAACAGTGCCGCATCTGCGCGAGGGTTCTGGACCGTGCGAGACATAAACGTATTCGCCTTACCGCAATGCAAGCGACAACTCTCCCCTGAAAAGATCCTTGACTGTTGTCCGGTTTTCATCTATTGCTGGACGCATATAAGGCCTCGCGATCATCCCCGGCCAAGTTGAACTGTATGGACCGGGACCGGCTCCAGCGCTTCCAGCGCCAGCTATTCCTGTTCCAAATTCCAGATAAGCCGCGTAAGGCACATGCGGCCCAACCTGGCCGACGATAGTTTTGCCTGAGTCGTCAATGCTGCTGGTGATCGAATCTCGCAATGCTCCGGTATCGACCGGCGCTTTCGCTTTTGCGCTCGACTCGATCAGCTTCAGCGACTTCTCGACTGCGCTGCGAACCGCGGGCGTGATGTGAACCTCGACGTACCGGCCGAGATCGCCGCGTGGTTTGAATTGAGCCGTCGCCTGTAGCCTCATACTCGAGCCCTGCACAGCGTCACACGAGTTTGCGTCTGCTGGCTATCCGCATCGGCTCCGGTAATGTCGTACACCGTCACGTTCCCGGTTCGATCCGTCATTTCCGCGATCCAGCCCACATCGCCCCAGTTGGTCTGCGGCGTCAGTTCCGGGTAGTACCGATCGAGCAAAACATGCCGCTCGCCTTCTGAGAGAATTTCGGCCGGCGTCTTTCGTTCTGTTCCACTCACCCGGTAGGCTTGCTCATAGTAGGGAGCATCCATGCACACGATGCCCGAGAGGCCCGCTACGGCTACGTAGGTTCCACTGGGAGCACCGCCAGCTCCTAATGTCCCATCCGGCGCCTTGACGGTCATCAGCGAGCGGAAAAGGCCCGTCGCCACAGCCATTGTCATCACTGCATCGACATCGGCGAGGATGTTCTGGTTCATCGCGGCTTTCTCTTCGGCTGCAAAATACTCGGCCGCGGTATCGGAATCGGATTGAGTGGTAATGGAACGCGATTCATACTCCGTACTGCCTCGCCATTTGCGCCCACCATCTTTCCTTGAATCCAAACGGCTGCTGAACCTGCTCGATAACCACAAAGGCCCCGGCGTCGTCCTCATCGCGTAAACACTGTGCGCCTGCACGTAACGCCTTAGCTGCTTCACCCGGAGATAATTCCACGTCGAGCAGTTTGGTTATCGAACTGAGCCGCGCCCGATCATTCGCGATGGAATCGATCATCAACGCAGCGATGCGGCGGTATGACACCGGAGGCGTCGGTAACGAAGCAACGCCTGCAACCCCGCTGTAACGCTGTCCGGACTGCCACACGAGCGATTGCATCGCCGTCGCCATTTGGATCTCCGAATCCTCGAAGATATGACCGACGTCCACCATGTCCGGAATCAGAAACCGCACATAATCGATGGGTGGATTGGCTCCGAATTGGTAAGAGAATGACACCTAATCGACCTTTCACGAAAAACGCCGGATGAGACCCCCTCGAATCTCACCCGGCCAGCATCAAACGACGAAAAACCTTACGCTCCGGAGCCGTTCGAGGCCACTGTCGAGTGACCGTCGATCACCTTGCCGCCGTAGACACTCAACACTTTGAGTTCTTGGCTCATTGTGTAGAAATCTCCGAGCGATGCATCAACCCCGCCTCCAGCCCGCATGGTGTTCGGAACCTTCGAGAACACTTGCGGCGTCTCGAATCCTGCCAGATGCCCGAATTCCATCGCCGGCCGATTCTGTGCGTTCGGATCGAGCGTGATCCCCCAACTCGTTGCAGCATTCGCCGTTGTCGCCACCAGCGGGATAAACGGATTCATGATCGGCGTCATATTCTGCACGGCCCAGTTATTGATCTCGATGAACTGAGTCGGGAAGCCTTGCACGTTCGCCGTTCCGCCGTTGACGCTCAACTGCGCCGTGAGCATGTGCATCAGGTTCTGAGCCGTTGCTACTAGCGACGGCCCGTACCACAGATACATTTTGCCAGCGAGGATAATCGGATAGCCATCCACGTCCCGCATGCCAGCGAGGATCTTGAAGGCGTCCTGTAACCCTTGAATCGAAAGCGGCGGATTGTTCGACGCGGCGCCGTTCGCGATGTTGATGATGTTGGCGAACGTCGAATTGTACAGAAGCGCATTCGGCCCGGAGACGTCGATGTAGAGCCCGGTAAGGAACATCTCGATCCCGCGATTCGCTCCAATGACCAGCCGTTGCGCCAGATCATTGAAGATGCCCAGATCGTCGTTAATCATGGCCTCCCACACCACGCGCGTGAACGATTCGTACTTGTACGGCGCGTACTGGATGGGGGCATTGTTGATGAGAAACTTTGCCTTCGGCTCACCACCCGGGGCGACTAGTTCCGGCGGCGTTGTGGCTCCGTCGATCAAATAGCGCGAAACGGAGCGAAAGTCCCGAAGAGTGTGCTTGCGGACCATCGGCAAACTGATTACCGGCGTGGCAGTCCAGTAGCCATAAAGCACACGGTCGAGCACGTCGAGAGTTAGCGCCGAGAAGTCCGTTACGGACATTCCGCCTACCGGAGCTTCCTGCAAATTGAGCAGCCCCGGATAGCTCTCCGCCAGAGCTCGCACTGCATACTCTTGCGTCGGATGAAACGCCTGACGCATCAGGAACGGATCGGTACGGCCGCCCGCCACGTCGGTGATGAGCCGTGCTGCTTCGAGCACGCGCAACCGATGCCGCCCTTGCGCCTGATTTCGCCGCGACTGCCAGCCGTCCAGATCAAGCCCTGCCGAAAAATCGTAAGGAGTGACGCTTTCAGTAATTTGTGGTCTCATCGTTTATTCTCCTTAGTCTCTCGATACCGAATTGGTCAGTCTCACTAGCGCGTTCGTGGTTGTCACGCCAGCAGTGATCGTTGCCGTGCCGACATAATTTCCGAATGGAGCGTTCCCGCGGGTCTTGTCGATCGTCAGTGCGGTTGTGACGTTCGTTGTAGCATCCAGCGATCCCGAGGCGAAGAGTTCATCTCCCGGCCGAAGGGTTAGACCAGATACGGGTGATTGCGTGCTCTGTGCGATCACAGTGAGAGAGGCCACGCCAACCAGAACAAACTGGCAGCCTCCAAGGGTCGCATTGTAGTTATCGACCGCGACGGCCGGCATGGTGCCGATCAACACCGGCATTCCCTTAGTCACCGAACTGGGACAAGGGAAAAATATGCTATTGTCGTCGGGAAAGATCGGGTAATTAAGCATTCGGAGCCTCCCCGTACCCAGCGGCGATCGCCTTCACGGCAGTCTCAGGCAGCCCGAATCCGGCAAACACGCTCAGCGCCCGCCTGTGAGCCATTGCGCTGGCTTCGCGAAGCTTCGTCTCCGCTTCCGGGTTCGGCGCCGCACCGCCTGAACCCATGCCGATTACCCGGCCCGCGCCTGTGAGGCTCGCCACGTAGGCGCCTTCGCGTTTTGCTTCCGCGTTCACTGCTTCCGCGAATTTCACTTTGTCGAGAGCGCCTTCGAGCATCGGAATTTCCCGCGAGAGCACCAAGTCAACGACTCGTGCTTTGCTGGCTTCCTGCAGCGTGATGTCTTTGAGGATGCGTGAAGCCTCCTCTCTGGCATCGCCGCGGATTGCCCGTTCAAGCAGTGGAGCCTGAGCGGACTTCACCGCCGATTCGATTAATTTCTGTACAGCAGTTTCGTCCATCTCGGACTCCTGTTTTGGATTGGCGGAAACGGCCGCCTCCGTCAAAATCATTCCGCCCGCGCCAGCTCGGGTTACCACATCGATACTTTCGCAGCCGGTAAACTCCTTCAGAATCGGGACGCCGTCTTTCAGGACTGGCCGATTCGCTTCCATTACGGCGTTTCCGTTGGCCCGGATCGACATGCCCGAGTAGGGAGCCTTTTCTAACACCCCCGGAGCGATATCGCCGGCGAATTTGGCCTTCGCATAAAGACCGTCGCCGTGTTTCACGCTTTCCTTCCAGTAGGCGTCCGAGGAAAGTGCACCGGCGAGCTTATGCCAGTCGCCCGCTGGCCGCTCTGCCGATTCGCGTGCAGTGGCGTGATTGATATAGATTTGTGTGTTCTTTTTGAAGACGTTAGGCCCGTCCCGCTTCAACACTTCAGCGGGATAAAAAGCAGTCGATCCCCTGCCCGGAGCGATAATCTTGATTTCTACCTCGCGGCCGGCCGACTCAATAAGTTGAAGTTCTTCCCCCCACGAAGTTGATTCTAGGAGTTGTAAGGTAGAATGTTTTTGTGGTGTTTCACGCTCAACGCTGGCGCGGGCCTGTTCTCGGCTGTCCAATTGCCGAAAAGCATCGGATTCGCGATTGCCGTTCGTGTCGTGCCGCCCTGATGCGTCACGCTCGCGCCGCTGGCCAGTGGAACCCTCCGTATGATGAGAAAATAAAAGCCCGAGCAATTCTTGGCGTGTATTTGCGTCGAGGGAAGATTCAAAAAGGGCCTTGCAGCTTGTGCGGATCGCCGAAGTCTCAGGCACATCACCGAGACTATTCAAAGCCTCTTGAAGTGACTTGGCTTTGCAAAAGGCATCACGAGCAGATTCACCACCTCGACCCGCTTCAGCCATTGAGCAGTTAGCCCCGAGGGACGTTGCGTGATCGTGGATCGCCTGCAAGACGCTGAGATCTCGCTTTGAATTGCGCGCCCCAGCTTCACTCGTCTCGACCTTGCCGTCCGCCATTTCCTGCATACGCAAGGCGAGCGCTACAAATTCGGCACGTAAGAGCATGTACCGCTATATTTAGTGCGTAACCCGCTGGAAGGCAAGCAAACGGAATAAAATCTTAGTAAGATACCATCATGCCTGAAACCGAACTTTGCTCGAAGTGTAAGGAGAATCCCCGCGCCGACTCCGATTCAAACAATCCCTGGTGCAAGCCCTGTCGAGCCAAATATGCGAAAGAATATGCCGATGAGAAGTTGACCCGCGAACGGTCAAAGGGTTTTGTGGCCGGCGTCGAGGCGATGGTGCAAACGCTCGCTACTGAGTTCGGCCGCCATGGTCGTGCTCAGATGACTTGCCGGGAAGTGGAATTTGCAATCCGGAATTCACCGCGTCCTCAGATGCCGACCTGACGCGCGAAACTCGCGTTGCTTCTCCTCTAGGATCAGTCTGCGAACGTTCGAGGCGCATATCCCAAAGACACAGGCGATTTGCCTGATCGTCAGCTTATCCATTTTGCGTTCTAGTTCGATCCAAAGATTGATCAGCGTTGCGTTACGTTGTGTCTTGGCGTTGCGTTGTGCCACAGTTCTACCTGTATTTGAGAACGAGCCAATCGCGGCCATTGCCGGGTTTCAGCTTGGCGGGATCAAAGTGAACCGTATAGCCGATGCCGGGGTTTTTCTCTTGATGCAAGATCGTGCTCATTGGCAGCTTTTTTCCGTTCCGATAGATAGAGCCTACTTCTTTGGTAACGGCCGCTGAAGCAACCGGCCCAGTCATCACAAAACAGAGCGCTGTCCCGTCGTTACACTCTTGAGGCTTCGTGGAATGAAAAGGCCAGATGGAGAAAACGATGGCGAGTAGAGGAATCATGGCTTTGACTTCACTTCCACTTTCGGCGCAGGCCGGTTCACATACTCCCGCAGCGCGTTGAGCGCCCCATCCCTGATCGTTAACTCAGTCTGACAGGCCCGCTGCGTTGCGGCTAGCTGCTCCTCGGCTTTGGCGAGTCGAGCCTTGAGCGATTCAATCAGAGCGGATTCATCCTTGTGAATGTCTAGTGGCTCTGGCTTGGGCTTTGGTTCTTCGGCATGAGCTACAAACAACCAAATCAAAATCAGCGGTATAGATATTGCTAATGACCTGGAAAGGCAAAGCCAGCAGAATCCAGATTCGGCGTGTTTCATTTGGGGACACCCAGGAAGCAAACCAACTTCCCCTCAACCCAGACTTCCCATTGATGCGCCACCCCTTGATAGCGATGGCGCCGCACATCCTCAACGAATGCCTGAAGGAATCTTTGAGTCGGTTTCGATGTAGTCAACTGATCGACGCACCTCCTGATTTCTGCGGGACTCGTCGGGTTTTCGTAGGAAATCACAAATCCGGTCCATGATTCACTGTTCCACGTGACGCCATCTCGCGGAATGTACTTGCCCGCTGTGGTGCAGTCCACATCCTGGGAATTGACCGTTGAAAACTGGGCTAGCATCGACCCGGCGACCAGCAGAATGCCTAGGATTTTCATGGCCGCACGCTCCTGAGAACGTATACGTCCACTACCCCCGCACTAATTGACGTGAGAAGGTCAACCGTGCTTGTAAGTGCTAGCACAACGTTCGTTGCCGCTGACGTATCGCTTCCCACAACAAGAGGCTTTAGTGTGGTATGGTTCGTAGCGCTCACGGCGGTTTTAAGATTGTACCCAGTAACGGCGGAAACCAAGAAGAGATTCGGTGAGTCTGTGGTTCCCAATCCTCCTAAGAGTGTTGTCGTTCCGACAAAGGCCGTGGTTGATTCGATGTAGAAATCATGCACGAAACCCTTTGCCAGCAAGGGAAAGAGGGGAATGCTTTGCGTCAGACCCGCCGCTTTGGCAATCGAGGCCGCCGTACAGCCGGTTCCTGAAACCACCAGATTGGTGGTGGAGTTGGTGACTGTACATTTGATCCACATCGGCACGGCGCCGGGGTTGACCGGGTTGTAGGTGAGCATCCCGCTTTGGCCGAAAGCCGAGAATGCCAACAAGAAGAAGAGGCCGATTAGATGAAGCATTTCCACGCTCCTGCAACACGGTAAGCAAATGCGCCGCCGCCAGATCCCGCGCAAGTATTGTCGGAACCGCTGGTGACCGTGCAGTCCGAGCAAAAGACTTCGGCGGCATTGGCGTAAGCCACCAAAGCGCTGAAGGTTGTCGAACCAAGTTGGTTTGCCGCTGTGCCTGTGCTCCGAAAGCCCCACTTACCAACGGCCCCATTAACTGTACTTTTATACCCAGAGAATGTTGTCGCTCCAGCCGCTGGATCTTCCGCGACGAAACAATTGGCTTCTGTCACTGGTGCGCCGCCACCATTGACGATTGTGGTGCAATTGTACCCCCGCACGTCGCCGATGGTTGTATTGTTGTTGGCAAAAGTCGATTCCGCTTCATAATAATAAATAGAGTTGATAGTCTGCGCCGAGCCACTCGCTCCCACGCCTAAGCCTGAAAAGACGCCTTTGTACTTGGTCGTCGTCATGGCGGGTTTATCGATAAAGCTGAGAATGACGAGGCTATCCGACTCAGCCCTGTTGACTAGAGCACTATCCGTCAATACAACGCGCAGTGGAGTAGGCTGGGCTGCTGTTGCAACAGCCGTTTGAGCTATTCTTACCATTCCGAACTTGTTGTTTGTTCCAAAAATGGTTAGGCCGAAATCCGCATCGATCTGCCTTAAATCGGCGATATTCGCGGCCAGATTGCCGAGCAAGGTGGACGTGGTGACTGAGAGGGCGCTGAACGTAATGGATGACGCGCCGGTGGAATGGCACATAAGGTCGAAAAAGCCTTCGCCGCTGTAGACAAATTGAACGGAACCTGCTCCCGAAACAAGCGGAATGGAAACGGACGCCGTGGCTGTATAGTCTGGTGAGATGAAACACGATAGATTGGGAACGCCCGATAACGCACTGATTGTATACGTAAACGTGTATGTCACTCCTGCCACGAAATCGGCGGGCGCATCTTGGTATAGTTCGTCGCAATCTGGACCGCCGCAATAAGCCGCTCCCGCGCCAGAGCCATGAGTATACGTGGCTGATCCCGTATTGATAACAAAGCCGGTGCCATCAACGGACCAAGCAGCCTGACCCATCGGAAAGGTCCCATCCAGTAAGAGATTTCCCGTCGGAGCCTCAAGGATTGCCAGCGTTGTCCCATCCCACGAGCCAAATCCTCCGAACGCTCCTGCATTGTTGAACGGAATTGAATTAACGGGCGAGGGAGGAGTCGCGCTGATCGTTCCAGTTCCGCTCGTGCCGAGAGATCCGCCTGAACCGATAACCAGCGCCGCCGTATTCGTGCCCGCCGTGATGCTCGAGAATGCTGGCGTGCTGCTTCCCCCGCCACCACCTGGAGGCGTGTACTGAGCCCACAGTGAAACCGCGAAGAGAATCCAGAGCATTCTCATTTCGCCCACCCGATATCCACTTTGTCGCCTGTCGTGCAGTAGTAAAACAATTTCGTCAGATCGTACCGCGGACTTCCCTGCGAAACGACTGGGGTGTTGTAACCCCCGCCGGCTGCGATCGGAAACCCTCGCGTAGCGCTGACGCTCGAATCTCCGAACCGCACCACAGCGGAGTTGGTCGACGGTGCGATGAGTTGCACCCAGAGCGCAAGACCGGAGGTGCTGACAGCGTGAGCGGCTGAGTCGCAAGTGATTTCAGCGGGTACAACAATGAGCGTTTGAGCAGACAGCAGAAAGGCAAGCAAAAGCGGCGCGAACAATCGAGCAGTTCTCATGCGCGGATTGTATCACACATAAACCCGTTTCCTCGTATCCCTGTATTCAACCTGGCAGGTGCAATGGGGATGCGCGGGGGGTTCATCGTCTCCGCTGGAGAATAAATCGTCCATGTCGATATCGCCATCTTCGGAGTTTTCCACGCAGAGTTCACAGTTCCCAGCTACCCCACCGTCTCCTAGAATCCAGCGTTTTACGGTCACTTCATCGTAATAATACTCGCCGGGGGCTTCTTCTAGCGCCCAGACCAGCGCCTGCGCGAGCGTTTCGAGTTGCTGCTCCGTCATGGCTTGAAAATCAGAATCGGGCTGAACGGAACCCAGTGACGTGCTTCCACCGATCCCGCGTCGAGCCGATGCAGTTCGCAGCGCCACTCCTGCCCGCACTTGGGACACCACCACCGCTGCACTTCATCGAGTTTCCCAGTTCGTAAATCCTCACTCAGCGGCCCTGTGCAACACTCATCAGGCATGTTCGTGTGCAACACCGTTTCGCTCCGCTTCCACGGCCAGAATCAGTTCTTTGGCCAGTCTCCGGGCCTTCGCTTCACTCGGCTTTATGGTAGTGGCTGGAGCCGCGGCAGCCTTCGCCGCGTCGTCCTTGGCCTTCTGCCGCTCCGCAATCGACCCTGGAAATTGCTCATCCGCCAATTCTTCTCCATCCTCGACGTCGAGCAGATCGTAGAGCGCCCGCACTCCTACCTTGATGTCGATACCAGCGTCGATCGCTTTGCATGTCGCTTCGATTTCGGCCGGCAAGTCACCCTCAAGAATCGCCGGGAAGTTGCAGTTTATAATGATCTCCCCAGGCTTGGGCTCCTCTTTCACTTCGATCAGTCGCAGACCATCCTTCGATCGTACCCGTTGCGCTTCTCGGATGACGATTTTTGTATCCTTGTATGCCTCGCGCAAGCGACCGGAGGCCGCGCCCTTGCTTGTTGCCAACACATACCGGCAAATCGTTACCAGATCCTCGCGCCATGCCTCCTGCTTTTCGATGAAGTTGAGTTCGGTCGGCCGGTCCAGCGTTGTGGCTGTCGCCAGGTTGCTCGTCTCCATATCGCCCAAGAACGTCGGAGGAATCCCGAACACGCACGCGACCATATTACGGTACTCTTTCACTTCTGAAGGATCGCCTCCAGCCCCCTGCGTGTTGAAAGCTTTAAGCACTGTATCCGGCCCGCTGACAAAGAGCGATCCAGGAATCGCCGGCGGATTGGTATCCCACGGCCCCGAGCTCCCAGTAGCGACGTTGGTTTGAAGTTGCTGTTTGATCCCTTCCGCAGCTTGCTGCCCGCCCTTCGTGGTAATCGTCGCTGCGAATTGTGCCAAAGATTTCTTGACCGTATAGCAAGCTTCAAGCCACTGCTTCCCGGTTTTGGCCCAATCGATCGCCGCATAAACCAGCGGGCAGCCATACAGCCACTTTGACACGGCGCCGCATTTCCGATGGAGTATTGGATTGTCCCACTTGACCTCGTAATTGTTGATCTGCGGGATTTTTTCCGCAGGTTCGTAGCCGAGCGCCGGATACCAGGCCTCGCGGGTTTGCGTTCCCATTCGAGCGTTCTGTGCGTCGAAGGTTCGCTCTGTCCAGACGCGCCTGTAGAACCATGGCGTATCCGTGTCATCTGGGTTCGTAACGATGTCCATGATTTCAGTCGCATCGATCGTGCGAACCGTGACGAGTCCAGAATCCACCGTATCCGCGAAGAAGCAGAAGAAGAGATTCCCGTCGTAGTACTTCCGTCTCTCAAGATCGGTGAGCGCGATCTGGCCCAGAGTTAATTTGTTTCGCTCAAAGAATTCCTCAAGCGTCTTGTTTGCCGCTTCATCCGGGCTTGAGATTTCGACGCCGCGACCGAACACGTAATGAGCCGCCACGTTAATCCCCCGCTGGATCAGCGGGTTTTTAATGTAGTAGAGCCTTGAAATCAGAATGATTTGCTGAATCCCCCAGCGCGAAAACTCCAGCCATGAGAGATTGACTTCCCGCCGCCACTCCACATTCGACAGCATCAGGTCCAAGTCGCCGGCCATTCCGGTGGAGTCGATTGCTTCGCGGAATTTAAACGGCCCCGGCTGGTTGATTTCGCGTCTCGATTCATGCACGAGCCAAGGCCCCGCGCCAGCCATCTGACGCGCTTCGAGGAGTTCCGAGGCGCGTTCCACGTAGTCGTTACGGTGGAAGGCTTCACGCTGTGAGGCTTCGTTCAGGAGGGTTTGCTGGTAGCGGCAGAGTCGCAGCAATTCAGGATCGAGCTTGGGTTGAAGGAAGTGGAAGGCTCGGGCGAGGAGGGCTTGTAAGCGGCGTCGGATCATGCCGCGATAGTAACACGAATGGCGGCGTAGCTGGCCATGTCACAGCTCTTTGGACTCGCCGCCACACGTTTTGCCTTCCCTAGGCGGCCAGTTATTCACCGGCTGGGGCCACTCCACGCCCCCTTCGGATAGGGGTTGCCGGTCCAGATGCTCTCGATGTCAGGAAGGCTGGAGAGCCCACGCTTCGCTCAACAGAAACTTATTTATCCGCAGGGATCACGCTTGCCGATATCTGCGAACAGCCCACAGCAGAAACAACACCGGCACCAGATACGCTATATGTTCCATGTCGCAACAATACCACACCTGTGGCTATTGCGCAATAGGGGTGGTACTACACCACCCCGAACAGATCGAGCCCCGCCGCCAACCCCGGATGCTCGAGAACTAATCGTTTACACTCCGCTTCCTGATAGGGCTCGGCATCCACGTCTAGATATTGCATCAGGTGTGCGTACGGAGCCCACCACGAGGCCGGAACCTGATCATATATCCAAGTATCCGGCGTCCCGAACGAGCGATTCCCCGCGTCTCCGTGGATTGCCCACGAGTACATCCTGTCCATCTCTGCAACGGGCTTATCCGGCCACCGCAGCCGCTCATTCAGCTTGTACAGCGCGTGCTTGGCTTTCAGCCGCCTCTCGCTGACACCCCAGAGGTGCATCACGCCGCCGTCGCCTTGAGCGATCGGCCTGTAGGGTTGTAACGTCATACCGCGCGGTTCACGATGGTGGAAGTTGTCGCCGCCCCAGTACAGCCGCTCGTCGTCGCAAAAAGCCGTCGAAAACCAGCGATTTCCCCATATACCATTGGCGTGGTAGCGATTCAGGGAGCCACGCAGGTTGTATCCCGGCAGTTGAACAATGACTCCTGGAGATGCTTCGTATAATGCAATCGGAGGCCAATCGCCCTTTACCCACGGATGCGGCCCTAAAGCAGTAAGGTTTCCCGTCAAGATCTCGTCGGCGTCGATAATGGCGATGTGGGTTGCTTTATGATACCGAGCGATTTTTAGCATCCCCTGCCTGTGAGTCATTTCCTCCCATTCCCCGCTGGCGGTCGCATCATGGATTCTATCTGGGTACTCTCGTCGCAATAGATCAATGATTTGCGGGGTTCTATCTGTGCTCGCATGATCGAGGATCACCAGTTCGTCCACCCAAAGAAGTGCAGCTCTTGCAGACAATCCCAGTACCCAGGATTCATTTCTACAGCACATCAAGCCCACGAGTTTCACCGCGACTTCCTCCGATTATTGGCTTGCTCTTTAGCGGTCGCCCACCGACAGTTTCCCGGCTCGTAGTTCCCATCGTTGTTGATGCGGTCGATGCTCAGACCAGGAGGTATTTCCCCCATGTCCTTCAAAAACATTCGGAAATCCCTCCATCGTTCACACACCGTAATACCCCGAGCTCCGTAATATTTGTATTCTTTAACGCGCGGGTTGAAACAGCGCGACTGCATTCCGTTCCAGATTCGATAAGTTCTCGATGAAGCCTTACCGTGATACGGTTTGCCTCCGGTGAGGAACTGCTGACGCTTGCACCCACAACTAGTGGTGCGGACATTTCGTAGGTTTCTTTGTGAACGCTTGCAGGTCTTTCCGCAATCACATCTACATTCCCAAACGAATGAACGGTCCAGGCGCTCGTTGGTTCTCCGAACAGCAACCAGCATCCCGAAACGTCTACCTGTTATATCAACTGGAACTGTTGGCATGTGGTTTATTATAACACCACATCAGCGCCGCCCTCGCCGTCAGGCCCAAGCACCATATTTCGTTGCGCACAGGCATCAGTCCGATCAGCTTCAGCTTCAAACATCCCTCCCCTGAAGATTATTCCTATACATGCTGGCAGGATCGGGCAAAGGCTTTTCTAAGACGTGGGGAGCTAATTGAAGCGCAATCGTATCAGCCGGAACATCTAGCAATCGTGCCAAGCGAACATGGCCGATCATGGCAAGTAGACGCATCACGTCTTTGTCTGAGGGATAATCGCCAATCAGCTTCATAATTCTCTCAGCCGCTGCCAGCGCTCCGAATGAAAATGCCGCGTATGCCTTCCCACGGCTCGCGTCATGTGCGGTCCACTCCGTGCCGTAACGACCGTGCCGCATTCCGGACAGGACAGGGAGCGCCAGCACGGGCTGAAGTACGCTCGCAGCATAATCCAGTACCGCCTCACTGAGTCCGTATCTCCTTCGGTGTCCAGTCGATCTTCTTCCATTCGATGAAATCCGGTGTGATCTGCCGCACGTGGGCGATCACATTCAACTTCTCTCCGAAGCCCATCACTTTGCCAAGCACGATACAGGGGTCCATATGAACCAGGGCGCAGTTGTGCTTTCTGAGCACTTGCAAGAGTTCGTCCAGGATCTCTTCGGCTGTATCGACGTCGCCAGTTTCAGGCCGGACGATCATCGTCGGCTTTAGCTTCAGTTCGTCATCGTTCATGATTAGTACGACTCCTCTGGGAACGCCCAGTGTGCAATCAGCACACCGAGGCGATCTACTGATTTAGGCTCTCCGAAGAAAGCCCATACCATTGCGATCAGAAACAGCGTTGGAATTGCGATCACCTGTTTCCATGAGTTCATTGCATTCGTACTCCACATCTGGCGCACCAGACCATCGGGCGCGTCCATATTTGCGCCGCTCCAGCCGCTTTCGCTTTTTCTA